CTATTCTTTTGAATATAGTTAACTTCTGATTGAGCACCTTGCTGTTTCTCTTTTGCCTTATCAGCAGTCTTAAGTCTTGATTGAACGATCTGTGACTTATCCATGATATGTTGTTGTAAGCCTTGTGTGGTTGGCTTTGCATTGTTACGAACCGTTTGGTTGATGTATGTAGCTAGATGACCGCCTTCACCATGATGAGGCTCTGTGGCAGTATACATCTGCTTGCCGCCCTCTGTATGGATCTTCTGAGCAGACTCCATATGTTTGTTAAATGTTAGTTGGTCTTTAGGAGAATAGTTAGCTATACTAGCATCATGGATTGCAGGTTTATCCCATACATCTGGATGTGCCTTGAACTTATGTGTTATCTGCGGTGAAGCTTTCATGTCTGCAAGGTTGCGACCATTATATTGAGTATGTACTACGATGCCTACCTTTGCTTTCTTGACCTTCTGTGCCTCTGTACCATGTGCAGAGTACGTGATGGTGTTAGGAGTAAATGAAGCAGATCCGTTTTGATTATGGACTACATCTTTACCACTGAACATTAGATCGCCTTGGAATACACCTTCTTTAGGTGCTATCTTAGGTAAGTGTGCTAATGCATCCTTAAGCTTCTCTACAAGACCTGGCGCATGGCCATGGTTTCGTTCGATGTCTTCAGGAGTATAGTTGATCTTTGGGTTCTTATTGAATGCTGACTTGGAAGCTACGAAGAACTTCTTTGTCTTTGGATCATGACCGAATACGATAGCTGGTGAGCCGTCATACTTCATCGTCATGTTAGTGTCCTTCTTACCCTTAGCTACGTGTTCAGAAGCTTGATGTAAAGCACCCATAGCATGCTCAAAACCCTTCTTACCATGAATTAATGGTCTATCCTCAGGATGGTGGATATGCTTTACTTTGCCGTCATCTTTGGCTTCTGTTATAAATTGCTTAAATTCTATCATTTTACTTGTCTCACTGACCCATCTATATGTGCGTGCCAAGCTGTAAACTTAACATCTGGAAAATGTCTCTCTAACTTGAGAAACTCCTTTAGGTTATTTATACTATCGTCAAACAGCCTTACTCTATTAAACTGTTTAGTCTGTAGATAGTTATGGATGATGATTGCTTTTGATTGTGGAGCAGATAGTGCTGATATCTTGCCAGCCCTTTCTACCCTTACGTTATCGATAGGGAAGCCAAACTTACGGAAGGTGGCTAGGAATTTGTTCTTATTATCTGAGTCGGGCCTTGCGGTGACTATGATGACTTTATTGTTTGGATGTTTATGGGTATCAGCAAGGATTGCCTTAGCTTTATTAAGCATCTTTGTGATAGGTGTTGATTCTTTATTGAACTTCTCTGCATCCTCAAACTCTGAGAAGTCTGCAGACTCTCCAGGACGTAACTTATAATGGTTAAAGTCAGCTGAAGACAGCTTCTTAATAGCCTTACCAGACTTACGGATTATGATCTGGGCAGTAGTATGGAAGAGCGTGTCATCAATGTCAAATATGCTTAGATAGCCTTCTTTTTGTTCTGTTATGTATTCTTTAAATTTGAGCATAAATTCTCTATATTCTTATTATACCATACTTCTTAATTAAAGGTGTTACTAAATTGTAATGGATTGTAACAAATTGTAACTAAATCTCTGTGGCTTGGCCGCTAACATAAGCTCTGGCAAAGACGCCTATTCGAGCAAATGGTATACCAAGCCCGGGTCTGTCTGACGTAAAGCGTGCTACGTATATACCAGTATAATCTCCTAGTGATGAGTTCTTAGGTAGTTGTCCATTTATCATCTTATGTAATGATTTAATTTCATAGGAAGAGCCTGCTTTAACTAATTTCATTTCATCTTGGTGAAATTCATCTACGTTGTTTATACCAGGAGCCTTACCATAATCTGGTCCCCACACTGTGTATAAAACCACCTTCTTATCTTTAACATATCTCCATAATGAATCACCACGTTCTAATCCTTTAGGTCTCATCCGTTTGACTTTGTCAAGGAACGATGTAACATCTTTTAGATGTCTATAATGAGTATCATATTCCTTTGTTAGTCCACCATATTGCTGAAAATCTTTAGCTTTCTTAGCGGCTTTATGAGATATCCATGCTACAGCTTTACCTTTATCATCTACTAAATGAAAGTCTGACTTAGGTGTACCGGGAGTACTAACTATATCTGCAGCACTAACTGTCCTCTTACCTACTTTTATTTTAATAGTTTTAGTTTTGCTTTTAGCTAAAGCTTCATGTAAATTTTTTCTAAATTTTAATAGCGCATCGTCTTCAGCAGATGTACCAGATCCTACGCCTTTACCACCAAATTCTAGAGATTTATAAAATTGTTTAGGATATTGAACTATTACTTTTTTATTTCCGACTTTACCGCCCATAAGCATATTAAATCCAGCCTTACGTATATCTTTTTGAATAGCTGGTAACTGGACTTTATCAATGATGACATTGCCCATAGTAGTTTCGAATGGGCTTCCAGATTTTATCTTCTCAAGGAATATCTTAACTCTATCTGCCCTATTTGGGCCTGGAGGTTTAAGTAATTCTGAGTGTCCTAATATTTTCCATTGCGCCATAATATCCTATTTATAAAAAAAGGGGCCGAAGCCCCTTTGTTAAAACTTAAATCCCGTAAACTCTTCCGCCGAGACCCGCTTACCGAAGTCTGACTTATCGAATACAGGTTTATCGTCTTGACCGGAGTCTGAGATGTTATTCTGCGCAGATACTTCTACATCATATAGTTTCATCTTAGCTCGATCAACGCCAATCACAAAGCGTTTATAATAACTTGGATCATTATAACGGTTCTTAAGTTGTTTAACCATGAGTTGGTTAAGTCCTTCAAGCTCCTCAGTGGAGATCAAGGCCAACATAAGATCAACTGTTGCTGGCAAACCAAAGGATTCGGATGTGTCCTCAAGACCTGGGTCGGAATTCGTAAAACCGGACCGAGTAGTCTGTGTGGCACTCACGATAGGTACATTATACTCAACTGCCAAACCCCTTAGTTCTTCAGCAATCGTCTTGACATAGGTATAACTATTTACGTTAGCCCCATATCGAAGTCGTTGTGAACTACATATATTTAGATAGTCGATATAGATGATGTCAGGAGAAAACTCTTGCTTAAGTTTTAACTCTTCAAGTAATGCCCTAAAATGACCAGCATGGGCACCGGCCGTAGGATATTCTTTAATAGTTAACTTACCATGAGACTTCTTCCTGACCTTATCTAAACGACTATCAAAGATGGGTTTATCTACCACCTTTAATTCATCCATAGAAAGGTTCAATAGGTTTGCATCTATACGTTCTGCGATACGTTCTTCTGCCATTTCCATGGTAATATACAACACGTTCTTGTTATTAAGTAAATTTGCTGCAGCACAATGACACATGAATAATGATTTACCCACACCTGTGCCTGCAAGGATGACGTTAAGAGTCTTATTACTTAGACCACCTTTAGTGATCTTATTCAGCATATCAAGGTCGAACGGGATCTTCTCTTCTACACGATGATAGAACTCATACCGCGAATCAGAATCGTCAAGATAATTGTGCCCAACATGATTATCGAAGCTAACGCCAAGAGCATCTGAAAGGAGAGCAGGGATTGCGTCGTCTTGTCTTTCTTTGTCCTTACCTTCGATGATACCGATGGAATCGAGGATTGCGTTGTAGACTGCTTTCTTCTTACAAAAGGTTTCTGTTTCATTTAATAACCACTCCTCATTTGTGTCTTGTTTTATTAAACTACCGATCAACTGCTGCTGATCTTTAAGGTCTGTATCAGAGATGTCCTTACGATTGTTTACTTCGATAGCAAGGATCTCTTGTGTTACTGGTTTATTATAAGCTTCAAAGAACTTATTGATCTCTTCAAAGACGACCGCTTCTTTACGTTCAGAGAAGTATCTCTTCTTTAAGAATGGTAATACTTTACGACAGTACTCTTCGCTATGTACTAAATTACTTAAGATTGTATTTTCAATTCTCATCAACACCACCCGAATAAACTAAATCATTGTTCTTTACACCATCACTTAACATCTGCATGAGGGTGTCTCCAATATAATTATCAAATTCTTTCTTATCAGAATCTTCAACTATACCTTCAATTATATCATAGTTGTATTTTAATGTACAGTTATCTTGTTCTTGGTTCTCTTCAAGTTTAACTGCACCTAATATGATCTTGATACCAGCATACTTACCATCAGTGTATTCTATTGAATACTTGTCAGTGCCGTGAGGTTCAGTCTCATATTGGATCTTATGCAACAATTTCATCGTCCTCGATAGAAGCTAACTCAACATCGATGTCTTCATCTTTAATGATGGCACCATGAGCAACTTGATACTTGTCTTTAACTGCATCTTGAAATGATTTATCCATGAGGATAGGCATCCAAAATTCTTTAGTATCTGTATCTTTGATTCTAAACTTATCACCGATCTCACCAGTCTCTTTGTTTACCCTAGCAAACCAGCCAACAGATGGCTTAGTAACATGACCAGTTTCCAAAGCAATATCAAGCAACCCACTCC